CGCTACAGTCAAGCCTCTATTTTCTCTCGTAAATGTAAATCCAGATACGCCAGTTATTTCAACATTTTTTAGCAGCGCTGCTGTAATTTCTCTTTTTATTTCAGATTCAATAAAAGCTTTTGAATAGCCACTACTGATTAAATCTTGCAGCGTGGCTCCATATTCATCATAAATATCAAACTTATATTTTTCGGTTTTAATTGTTTTAACAATCCAAACCTTTAAGGCTTCAATGCCTTCTGCAACCACAACGTTTCCGTCTTGCAGTGAAAAATCTCCTGTATCAAAATCAAATAAAAAAGACTTACCAATCGAGGCAGTCTCTGTGGTTGTGGTTGTGTTTTCAGTTACTGTTACATCTGGGAACATTAAATATCACCAACCTTGTCAATTATAAAATAGGTCGAATTATCTACACTTGGAACGACAATCACTTTATCACCGGCGGCTAATGTATCAGTGAATGTTATATCGCTAATTGTGACTGTGTGAGTATGGTCCCCATGATCTCCCACAGATGCACTCCCCACATTAATTGTCGGCGATGTGCTCCGTTTATATGAAGAAAGCAAGTGCTGTGAAATCACTAACCTTGAACCCTCTAAAATAAACCCATTTACAACAATTTTGAGCTTTGGCGGTGCGGTTACTACCTTTCCAATGCAAATGCCTTGAATTGGCTTGTTTTCTCTTTCTTTAAATAATTTTGCCATCTCTACAATTGCATCCATATCATACCTCCGTAAGTTCAAGATTTGCCGTATGTATTGTTCCTATACTGTGGCTGACTGATTTAATTTTATATTTGCCTACTAAATTTGTTATTGGCTCATTTAGCTCAAGTATTCTTCCGGCTCTTAAATCAAAATGTCCTAACACTTCTACGCTCCCGCTTGCAATAATTCTTCCGAGATCATTCAAAAGATTTTGTGCTATATTTTTTGCCTGAGCTATATTTGCCTCTTCAATGCTCTGTGTTTCTTGAAGCAGCCCATATTTTTTAATGAGAGTATCACTTTTCACTTCGGCATAAGTTGTAATTTTCTCATCACTATTGATATAAATTTTGATACTGTTTTTCATTTCTTCAATGCTTGCTGTTTTAGACGGATTACTAACAGTCTGACTAATATCTACCGATGCCAAATTGTCTGCAAGTTTAACTTTGCAGTTTATCACAAGATCCGTATCTTGATAAACGCAAAATTTTCCTTTATTCATTTCTTTTACATATTTAACTCCTGTGGTATTAGTTACCGTGGTTATAATATCGTCAATTACTGCAGATACTTCCTTGTCATAATAAATCGCATTAATTATGACTGCCATAGGTGCAACATTCCCAGTTGGTACTCCTAATTCGCTTAATAGTTGTTTTATTGCCGTGTCAGCTCTTACATTGTTGAACTGTTTAAGTATCTTGGACTTGTTTAAGTAAAAGGCATAATCAAAGCAAGAAAATGACTGCGTTTTTTCATTTCTTGTCTTTTGAACTACTATTCCCCTGAACACTTCTACAGTGTCATTAAATAATTGTATTAAATCGCCCACGTTCACTTCTATATTTGGATAGTACTGCATTTTAGAATATGCTATTTCAAAACTTAACTGATCCCCTAGGGTGTCAATATTACTGTCTAGTGATACGCTGCCAACTATAGAAGTAATGTCTTTATTGTTTATTTTTAGAATCATCACTTCACCTCTAAGAATCGAAATTCCTTAAGCTCAATTGAATACTGAATATCCTTTGTCTCTGATTTCATTCCATATTCAAACGTGTCTATTGTAACCGGCATATTGATTGGTGTATCCGTAATTATAAGTCTAAAAGGGATTTTTCTGTCTCTCATATCCTCTAACTCTTTTACAAACTCCCATCCAAACATAGAAGTATTCTTGGAGTATGCTAATTTTTGAGCAGGAAATATGCTGGAAAAACTAATGCTTTTCAACCCTTTATTTCCGATAAGGTTTATTTCTCCTGCCCCTATAGTCTGGTATGTCTCGTTTTGCTGAGGTGATTGAATTGTAAACTCTGGTGGAAGCACAGGCAACTGAATTACTTTTTCTCTATTGTTAATGCTTAAGAAAATATCCATATTATGCCCCCTTTACATATTCGCAATTGCTAGTTTGAGCACCGGAACAACTTCATTTAGCACTTCTTGTGAAGTAACTCCTTTTGCCGTTATGTTTATGTTTCCAATTGTTACGTTTTTACTGTTGGTTATTTTTTTACTTTTATCGGCAGGGATTACTCTGGATCCATTTGGTAAATCAATAATCTCTCCTCCGCGCTCATTAATGGAAGTCATACCGCCTTTCCAGTATGATGTACCAAGTGCATTTTTATTAATCGTGCCAGTCTGTTCTTGCTCATTATCTTCATTACTTTTTTTAAAGAGTTTAACAGTTCCCTTAATAGGATGTTTAAGAAATTCTTTAAGATCTGCCCATAGTTTTTTAACTTTTTCAACCATGGAGTTGAAAGCATCAATTACACTTTGTTTCATATTACCAAACGACTCTTTTACTGACGCCCAGACTTTAGCTGCTACCTCTTTAATCTTATCCCAGTAAATTATCATTGCTATTACCGCCGCTATAACTAACGCAATTATTGCAATAATCCATACTATAGGACATAGCCCGAGCGTAATATTTAGCGCTGTTGTTGCTGCGGTAAGTGCCGTCACCACTCCTGCAACCGTTGTAACTACGCTTATCACTGTGGCAAGGGTGACTACAAATATTCCAATTAGCGTTATTACAGTCCGATACTTCATGAAAAACATGTATACCTTTTGAATGAACTTGTACACTTTTTTTGTTCCCGAAATAATAGCATCTGTGGCCGCTAATACCTTTGCTTGTATTGTTGGTAGATTTTTAGAAAACCATTTAGAAAACCTTCCCAAGTATGGCAGAAGTCTCATTCCAACTTGCTCTTGCATATCTCCGAATAAATTCTTTGCTTGTTGAATGGCTCCCTGATCTGTATTCGCCATCTCTTTATTCATGTCTCCAACATTGTTAGTAATTACTTTTGCCAGCATTGCAGCTTTTTCTTCTTCCGTACCATACTTCAGCACTTTTTCTTCTGCTGTAGAAAATGTTATTCCGACTTTTTTTAATGCTCCTGTTTGTCCCATTAATACTTTGCCCATCATATTTCCGATGTTTACAGCATCCTCGGTGGTACCATTTAACCCTTTTCGTTGGACTAATAGATTATTCATAGCCGGAATTAACTCATTAACACTTTTTGTATTGCTAACAAAAGTGGCAATTTGTTGAGCTCCTGCAAGCTGGACTTCATCACCTACAACTCCATTTGCTTGCTGCGCTGCTGTTAATTTCATAATTGAATCAATTTGTTCTTTAGTGGCATTAGTTCTTTGTTTTAATACTGTTTTCAGTTTCAACTCGTTCCCAAGTTGTACTTGGGCAGCATCTACGCTCTTTTTTGCAAATACCATTGTTGCAGCTGCTCCGGCTGCCGCAAGTTTTGTCGCGTTTTTAATCATACCTCCCATAGCTGCCGCTGTATCTTTACCAAATTTTTTAACCATGTTATTTGCTTTTCTCGTTTGTCGCTCTATGTCTTTGGTTTTATCTGCGACTTTGGTCAAGGTTTTACTCGATTTATCTTGCATAGATAGAACCGTGTTTATAGTTTTGCTTCCTATTTTCGTCACCCCCTTTACTTACCGAATATAGCATTATACTTTTCAGCTTCTTCTCTCCAATACTTTTCTTTTGCTACACTGTACATCAGCCTCTCATAAGCGTTTGCATTTATCAGATCATTAAGCGGAACACCTCGCGCAAGGAAGAAGGTTACTATTTCATATAAGTAATCATCTTCCTTTATGAGTTTTTTATTTCTTCACCAATTTGTGCAATTCCAGAGAACTCGCATAGTTCTTCACCAATCATCAGCACATCAGATAGGTCAAATATAGCTCCTACCGTGTCGAATGGGTCAATTATACCTAATTCATTTTGCAGTTCAGTACTTTGCAAAGTTTCACAGGATTTATAAATCAATTTCTTATAAGCTGAAGCTATTCCCCTTGTGCTTGAGTCTTTCTCAATTTCATCCATTACATCAAGCATTGCATCATCGCTTGGCTTTTTGAAAACTAATGATTTTCCAATAGACTTTACTTCAATTTCCTTAAATTTGTGCTTATCATCTTCCTTTTGCATCTTTCTTGCAATCAGATCCTTAAATGTTGCTTTTTCCATAATTCCTCCAAAATAAAGCTCCGGGAATTATGCCGGAGCTTAGTGTATTAGCTTATTGAATGGTTTCCAATATGTCGTAATCAGAAAACTTGAACGGTAGTTCCTCTTCAACAAGAGCCTTTCCTTCAAACTTCGCAATCATAAATTCGGTAATTACAATATCACTAATTGCAACTCGCTCCGACTTGCTTGTCGACTTGTCCTCAAGTTGCGTAATAATCTTAATTTCCGGCATAGTCCCTGTCTTATATGCATCTGCCATTAAATTTAAGACCGTACTATCTATTTTTTGCATTACCAAAGTGCCTTCTCCGGCCCATCCGGTATAAGCATTATGTGTAGCATAATCTCCTACAAGGTTCACTTCTTCAAAGTTGCCTGTGATTTTAGCTTCTATGCTCTTTACTTGTGCCATCAATTTCCCATTTAGCCATACATTTCCGCTGCTGCCGGTTAAAACTCTATTTTTATTTATCATGTTCCACCTCCTACGCTAAATTAACGGCAAACTTCAAGTTTTCCATTGCACCTAGAATCTTAATGTCTCCGCCTAGAAATACCGTTCGCTTGAACGCATTATTTTTTACTTCCTGATCTGTCCATGTTTCCGCTTCTGCCTTTCCTGTCCCAATCCATGCATCTCTTTGGCTTTCCGTATCCACATCAGCTTTATTTGCATATTGATCATCTAGGATGTAATCCTTGGCCAGCTCCTTGAAGTATGTGTTTACCGCACTTATAAACAATATTTGATTGTTATAATTGTTTTTATAACTGCCAAGATACTCATTTTTAAATACGGTTGAAATGTCGTCATTGATAAGGTCCATCGCTTCAACTATATCAATAAATTTCATATCTTCTGTAGCCGTTAATCCATCAGTAGTAGTTAGTGAATTGATACCTAGTGCGATCTTTACAGTATCTACATCATTAACCAATATGAACTGCCCGGCTCCTACGGCAGTTTCATTGTTTGCCACTTCCGTTACCTTAGAAAGATTAGAGCACTCAAAATATGTTGAACCTTTGTTTACATTGCAACTTGCCAATATACCAATAAGGCTAGGGCAGTATTTTTCGCCTGTAGTTTCTCCCCTGTCATCTGCAAAAGTCACGTTGTCATTATAAAAATTTACAATGTGCTTACAGTCTGGAGCTGCTGTTTTATAAATAACTGCCTTGTAACTTTTTCTTTCAAGTTCCTTTGACTTGATCCAGCTTGATAACGTAGCAAAATCTTGTGTTATTCCATCCGCAATAGTAATCCAGCCTGTTTTAATGTTGCTTTCCAGAATAGTCAATGCGTTTGCTATAGTTCCATCGGTGGCATTTACTCTTACGACTGCAACCTTATTCAGCGCAAAATTAAAAATGTCCTTGATATACCGCATATTTGTATCTGTATATAGGGCACTCTCATTTTCTGCTGCTGTAATACTGTTGTATTCCTTATAACTAAACGTTGTATCTGTATCGTCTTTTACTATCAATATGGCAATTCCACGTTCGCTACGCTCAATTAATGACGTTGCGAGCTGCTTAAATGTTATTTCAATTGATGGTAATTTAATCATTTGATTTCCTCCTTGTATTCTAATTCTTCCATTGGTTCGCTCGTGTCGGTATCCGGCAGTAATTCAATGGCATATAAATCAAAACTGCATATAAGTACTGTATCCGAGACCTCACTCTCCACGCTTTCGATAGGAATGTAAAAACCTTCCGTGACTTTCAAATCATTAAGGAAGGTATTTTCCAGAAGGTCTTGCATCTCGGCATTAGCAATTTTATATTCATACCTATCTGGAGCAAAAAAATAAACTCTTACCGTGATGGTTTTCTCTCTACATTGAGAGTTAAATTTACCATTATTCGAATCTTCAATCGCTATCTTTAGTGACGGTCTGATTATTGGTTCCGAAACATCTTCAGCTATAATTAATCCTTCAGGATCATATTCAGAATCAACTAAGGCTTTTTTTATGGTGTCAACGATAGCTTTATTTATCTGTAATAGTGATATCATCAGCTCAACCCCTTATCTAATAGCGTATCAATAAATTCTTGGGTATCATTATAATAAGTTTCTTCAAATTCTCTTGCTGCATCTTCAAAAAAATGCTTACCTTCAACGAATCCAACTTCTTTTCCACTTTTAGTAACTTGCCTATGTCCATCATTAAGTATCCCCGCATGATATGCAGGTTTTCCTCCAAAAACTCGAATGGAAAGAGCGCCATTGCCCTTATATGTATATACTTTCCCCCTTTTAATACCCTTGAACAAATTGCCCTTTTTCTTCTTAACTTTTGATTTAGCAGTTTTTAAAGTAAGTTTTTTAAGTTTTGTACCTTCTTTTCGTAAAAATTGCTTTGATTCTTTTGGCATTTTTTTTGTTGCTAAATCAAGTAATTCCTTTTGAAATTGTGTTAATTCCCTTATGTCAAATCCGGTCATCCTATCACCATTGAGCAGAATACTTCAATTACATCCTTATATTTATAGTTTGGAAGAAAATATTTAACATCATATCTTTTTTCTTCAAAAATAAAATACATATCATTAGTAATGTTAATTTCATTACTTTTAACGATAAATTTATGGCTTATTTCTGCATACTCACTGTTTCCTGTTGAGTTTTTAATTGTACCTGTCTCTGCGGTGATTTCGGCCCAAATAGATTTAATTTTACTGTAATTAAAATATATTTCACCTATTTCATTTACTCCTTTTAACTTGCCGTAAACATCAATTTCACAGTTAAATTGTGCATCCGATACCACGCTTACATCCGCGTACTCACTAACTTTTTCTAGTGTCAAATCCATTACAGGCGGTACTTTATCTTCAGGGAATTGTATTTGTATAACTCTATAACGATTTTCTCCATTTAATACTGCAACTAGAATATCCGTGTCTTTTCTTAATATTTCAATTCTAGGACATCTTATAATTAAGTCTATTTCTATATCTCTTTCTAACGCTTTATAGAATCTATTGTATCCCACTGTCCTTTCTGTATATCTCAAGGTTTGAATCAATGTAAGGTTTTGGCCTGTTTCAGATTTATATATCTTAACAATCCCATCATTGAATGACTGCATTTTCTTCTGTATCAAACCTTTTCACCTCCCTAGCAACTTGTAAGGATAGTAATTCTTTTCTGTAATTAATCTGAAATTCATCTAAAGCGTTACTTCTGGCATATCTTGCATAATCAAACAATAACTCCCTTTGTAGTTCCTCTAGGGAATAATCAAGTGTCTCACCTGCAATTCCGTCTATAAAATTCATTCCTCTAGACAGAATGCCGGTGATTTTTTTATCACCGGCATCATCTTCCCAAGTTATATCTAAATAATTTTTAACATCAGTTAATAACTGGTCATCTACTGTCATAATATAGTCCTCTTAATTTTTAGGATTTAGTTACTTCAACAGTATAAGTCTCTGTTTCAGTTCCGCTGGTCACCGTAATTGCAACAGTATTTATTCCTGCATTCCACGTTGCGGCAGCTCCGTTTTGAATTTCAGATCCATTAACAAGAATTTCGATGGTTGCATCATCATCTATTGCATCTACTGTAACAGAATTGGTTGCATTAGTAGTTGCAGCTGTATAGAAGAATACAGACTTATTGAATCTTGGGGATAGGGTTAAACTTCCAACGGCCAACGCGCTCAATCGTGCATCAAAAATATTTTTTAGCATTGTTGGTATTGCATTGTTTTCTGTATTAGCAACGAACACTTCATAAATAGCAGGCTTAAGATCTTCGATATCGCAATATGTAAATGCGTTATTGTCGAGTGGTTCGCCATGTCCATACATCTTCACAAGATAAACTCTTTCATCCTCTAAGAATCTGTACTCATCAGAATACTCAATTCTTCCTGATTTCTCTGTACCTATTCCCATGAAATATCTATCACCTAGTCCAATGATTGCTCTGCCTTCCGGGATCTGAATTGATTGAATAATTGTTGTTGGGAAAGGAAGTACATTGTTAACATATGTGCCGTCTGCGCTTCTTACTGTGGTGGCTGGCATGATCTTCGTGAGATAATCTACTGGGTTAACAATCATAATGACGTTCTTAATTATTCGAATGTTACCGTTTGGTGTTTTTGCCATTCCGCCAAGCACGTTACCATAAGTAACAGGATCAAGACTAGTTATTACAACCGTATCTTTGAGAGGGTATACACCATCTGTCACCGTAACGCCTTCGCCAACTTTTCTATTCATTCCTATCGGCATATCTTTTCCGGTGCCATTGATAATACCTTCTTCTAGTCCAAGGTATGAAGCTTCCTGTAGTATAAGTCTTACATATCTGTCAAGCCAAATGGGACCTAAGTCAAGCATTGCTTTGCAAACTGGTAGAAAGGCAGAAAGTTTATGCTGAGCCATTTTAACTTTCTTAAACCCTCCTGTTAGCTCCTTTATAATTTCTGCACTAAGAGCTGCCCATGTTGCAAGTTGCTGGGAACCAGTATTTATAATCATTTCAACCAAGCCGCTTGTATTCTGGAAATTAATCACATTAAGCAGTTCATGAGTGTTCTGTAAATCTTCAAAAACGGAATCAATCGTTGTGGTCGGCATTGTAACATCCAGATCAGCAAGGGCCTGTTTAGGATTTGAAGTTCTCATGGCTTCTATTACAGCTTCGTAATATTTATTCTCTTCGCTTGTAAGAACCCTAACCCCTCTGGCGCTTAAAATTGATTTATCATTTTTCTGCATCATTTCTTCAGCTTCATGCATTACCTGACTTTGGATATTGTCAGCAAGTTCTCCAAACATTTCTGCAAACTGTTTTGGATCTTCACTTTCGATGGCCGACTGCATCTTCTGCATAATCTCTAATCTTTCCTGATTTAAAATATCTTTGCTCTTCATATATTTTCCTTTCTCCTTATGCGGATAAACTCTTTAAAAATTTAGATAGTTTCTTACCTTCTGGGATCGCTTCCGGTTCTTTTGGAGGCTCCACAGAATTTAGCATCAATCTTTCTACAACCGCTTCTGCTATCTTTGCGGCAGTAAGCTCTTCTCCTTGATTTGTGATTTTTTTATTTTTTATCAGATTAAGCAGAGAGTTTTTAACGCTTTGTGAAGCTTGTCCGGTATTCTCTGATTCTGCGATTCTTGTAGCAAATCCCATGTTTACTGCATCTTGTGGAAGTAACCACGTTTCATCATCAAGCATCTGTTTCAGCTTTGTTTCATCAACATTGACATACTTCATGTATGCAAGAATAGATGCCCTAGTTATTTGATCTAAATCATCAGCTTCTTTTCTTAGGTCGTTAGCATCACCAGATGTGTAGGTCCATGCATTATGAATCATAATAAGTGACGCATCCCCCATTACCCTCTCAATTCCAGCCATGAATACTACACTAGCAGCCGAGCAAGCAAATCCATCACAATATGTGATAACCTTCGCTTGGTGCCTTCTAAGAGAATTATAGATTGCAAGGCCTTCTGCTACTTCTCCGCCATAAGAGTTAATAAATACATGTATTTCATCAACGTCTAAATTTTCTAGCTGCTTAGATAGTGTATAGCTTGATACATCACTTTCTAGCCATTCCCATGAAGTAATGTCTCCATAAATCATTAATTCAGCTTTTCTGTCCTCTTGGACTAATGAATAAAACTTTTTCATATTTTCATTTCACCTCCTTCTATCGCTTTTAATAGTTCTTCTATTGAAGAGTAGTTTTTAGTTATAAAATGTTTGTTGGCCCATTCTTCATCTATGGTAGTTTCGCCACACATTTTAAGGATGTCGTTAACACAAAATACACCAGAGCTGATCAGCTTATCAATGGCTGTAGATACAGAAAGTAAGTCAATGTGTTTAATGCAATTCGTATAGATCGTAAGGTAAGTGCCTTCTAGCACAGACTTTCTTCCATACCTTTTTCTCACTATCTCCTCTTCAAACATGTCCGTCAAAGGATCTACGAAGAAAGTTAGTAGCTGCTCTACTGCGTTTTCAGTTCCAGCGGTTCCGTTGACTAATGCTGCAGGCATTCCAAAACCTCTTGCTGTAAAATCCGTGATATCATCGATCATCGCTCTAATATCCCTAGTCGAATCATTGTTGTATGTTTTTCCGTTTAGTTCGGTGTAATCGTATCCATCAAATAAAGGCATGATCCCATTTTCATTTTCAAAGAAAGCCTTGAAATCCCTATTGATAAGGTTTTTATACTTTTCCTTATCTGTGTTATATGCCATGGTATCAACTTTCAAAATTCCCCTGTGTCCTCGGCTTTTTTTGTAACTTCGCATTCCATATTCAAGAAGCTGTTTATATCCTGCGTAAATACCCGCCGTTACCTTCCACATGTTTTTTTCTGAAAGTTTATAATATAAAACCTCTGATTGGGCAAACGACCGATTGAAGGTATAATCTCCAACCCTTACACTAGAGAAAATATTTTCATAAAGTGCATATTCTTTTATTGAGAATGAGTCCGCTACTAAAAGCTGACCATTGTTTTCAATAATCAATACTTCATTTTCCCGGAAGAGTTTATATATCCACTTTTTAATGAACTGGCTACTATTTTGGTTTTTATTCGGTTCATAATTCCATAGATAATACTCTGCGCCTTTGACTTCTTTGTTTTTTACATATGTCTTAAATTCACATTTGCTTATGGCATTGGCAGCAATATTAACACATGCGCAAAATGCTAATTCTCTGACATAGATTTCACCGGCCGTTCCCATGATTTCTTCTATCGTGACTTCCGTCATATCGCCTCCTGCTCCAATCAATTTACTAATCCATGCTTTTATACTCATGCTAACCACCTCCTAGTGTTTAATAACCTATTGGTCCTTCATCTGGCGTTTCAATTATTCCGCCACTGCCCAGTTCATCTTCACATACCATTGAAGCTACAAGGGCCATAAAAGGGTCTGTTTTTCTGCTTTTACTTTCGATTTTTCCAAAATAATAATTTCCTGTGTCAGTTCCTTCTCTTTTTCCTGACTTAATCAACTTGGTATTATTGGTTGCCCATCTAAGATGGGGTGAATTTCCCCACGTAAAAAGCTGCTTATTAAAGCAGCTTATAATCACCGGAGCAATTCTCATAATATCCGATGGTCTTATTAAAATCACTTTCTCTTTACCAACAAAACCGATACGCTCTAGTGATTTTTTCACTAAAGCGTATCGGTGATTATCTAGTACAACTTTTCTAACATAATATTTAAGCATTGCCTCTTCAATGTATCCAGCTAAAATATCAGGGTTTATTTCTACTTCATCAACTATAGTCACTTCTATATTTTCATCATCAACCCATGATTTCCAAGGTGCTTTAATTCGCGGAAGATCGATTGAATTAGCACATATCCATGCATGATTAATATCAATTCTTTCTTCGCCTCTCACAAAATGAAGATTAACAGCTGCCCAGTCATTTAGCATTGCATAGTCTATACCAGCAACGCACATCCAACCGTCAAGGTCTGGAATTTCTCTTTCTGTGGCCTGTATATTTTCCCACTCAGTGATTTGCATATCAGTTCTACCGGATGGTCTGTTAAATCTTTTAGTTATGAACGCTGGTAATGATGCCGGGTTCTTTTTCCATGTAGCATATTCAAGCTTTATTTCACTAAATAGGTGTGGAAGATGTTTTAATGATGGAATTGCCTTCGTCCAATTTTCTGGATCGTGCACCTCTTCAATATCATCAAGACGACAGATAAATGGGAGCATGCCATTATCTGGTTCTGCTCCCTCTAAAATTGCCTCTGCATCTGCTAAATAGTCATCAAGTGGCCCTTCTCTAACATCTCCATTTGTCGTAACGATCATTCTTCTTGGATTCGGTTTTTTACCTAAACCAGTTACGAAAACATTGATATTATCATAATTTTCATATTGATGAACCTCATTAAAAACAACTTTTCCGGAACGCATTCCGTCTCTGCCTTTTGGATTGTTTGTTCTGCCTTTAATAATTCCTTTTAGCTTAATGCATTGCATGAGTGTCTTATTCCATCGGAAGAACTTTTTTAATTTCTTCTCTATCTTTGAATCCATTTCAAAAGCTTCGATCAGATCGTTCAATGGCCGCATCGCTTGTTCTTCATTGTTAGCGCATATGTCAACGTCATATCCCCTGATTCCGTTATACGGCGATATCATACATAACGAATCGAGAGCTATAAATCCATCTTTACCAGTTCCTCTTCCCATCATTCCGAAAAAAAATGGCCATCTTGGCTCCCCTGTTTTTCTCCAGTATGTGCAATCATGAAGGGCAATACAAAATGCCTCCCATTCAAAAACTAGATCATATTTCAAATACTTAGAAAGGCCTAAATATTTTTCAAGCTGCTCATCATCCGTATAAACATCTTCTGTATCAAAACTTTTTCTTATCAGCTTTACAAGTTGCTTTTGTTCTTTGCAGCACCTAATTTCGTCTTTTTCTACGATGTCTATCCACCTTTGAATGTGAGGATTCAATTTTCTACAGATCACCGATATCACCGCCTGAGTCAGATGGTTTTATTCCTATCTCGGACAATATTTTAAGCATTTGGCCATTTACTTTAATCAGCTGATCAATCGAATCATTCTTTTTCTTCCCTTTCTGACCGCCACCATTATCATAGTCCACAGTCGTGCCTCTTTCGTGAATATCCTCAATAAGCATGCTCTTAGTTACCCAAAAATCCATGTAATCGTCAATCAAATCGGTATAAAAGGCGCCTAAAGTGCCATTCAATTCTAGTTGTTCCATCAAATCTTTTTTGATTTCTTGATATATTTTTTTTCTTGTATATGATTGTAGTTTTTTCTTAACAGAACTTTTTTGATCACTAATTTAGACCACCCCCCTTACA